AGACACATTAAGCGAACGATACGGCATGCTTCCCAGTGAAGTTATTACTCGTGCCAATACCTTTGATGTGTTTATTGCTGATACTGCCATAGGATATAGAAACGCTGTGCAAGAGCGAGCAATGAATGGCGATAAAAAGCCCACACCTAAATTAAGTGAGCAAACTATGATGGCTGCTTTGGAGAGAGTTCGTGCCAAGAGTTAATCTTCAACAGTTTAATCAACAGATGACTCGTGCTCGGCAAGCATTAGATGACTTGCCAGAGTTCGCTGAAACAACCATGAAGAGGTATACGCCTATTCGCAGTGGTAACGCTCGTAGTAATACTAATTTACAAGGCAATACTGTGACTGCAGACTATCCTTATGCTCAACGTTTAGAAGATAATTATAGTCCGCAGACACGAGGTCAAGGTATAATTGCTCCAACAGAACAAGCAATCCAAAAAGAAGTGGATCGCAGATTAAAAGGAATCTAACATGGCCAGTAATATTAGTGTAGCGATTACAGTAGATAACAAACAGTATATTGCAGGTATCAATGCTGCCGACAATGCTACTAAAAAGTTTGGACAAAATGCCAGTAAAAGTATTAACGATGTAAATTTAGTCAGCAACAATTTAATATCTAGGATCGGTGGATTGAAAACAGCCTTGGCAGGATTAGTCAGTGCCACAGCAATTCAAAGTGCTAACAATTTTGCTAATGCTATTAAAGACATAGCAACCACAACTGATATTAGTATTGAAACTATCCTAGGCCTAAGTCGCGCATTTGAAGTCAACGGTGGCACAGCTGAAGGCGCACAAAATAGTTTATTAAAGTTTGCTGATAGTGTAGCACAGGCTAGATCAGGTAATGATGCTGCCTTAAAATCATTCAAAGAAATTGGTATCAGTATTGATACTTTGAATAAAACAGGCATTGAAGAACTTACTAAGAAAAGTATAGCAGGCGTTGCAGGACTATCTAGTTCTGTAGCACAGATTAGAACACAAACTGACTTATTTGGTAAAGCAGCCAAAGGTGTTAGTTTCGGCGGAGTTCAACAAACAACGCAAGGACAAACGATAAGTCCTGAAACTGTAAGTGCGCTTAAGAGTGGCGCTGATGCCAGTGAGAATATGAAAAAACAATTTAGTCAATTGACTGATGCGTTATTGCGTGTTGCTCAACCATTGAATGATATTGTTAAAAGTATCAACATCAGTGTTAGTGCTTTTGAAAGTTTAATCAAAGCAATATTAGCCGCAGTCACAGCATTTGCTTTATTCAAAGGCATTGCACTTATTAATGGACTGCTAGGCGGACTAAGTGCGGCTGCAACTGCCACAGGTGGTGTGCTTGCGTTCTTTGGCAAACAATTTGTCATGATCGTCGGCAGTATAAAATATTTTATTCTTAACCTAGGCCGGGCCATTGGATTATTGCCCACAGCATTCGGTGGATTGACCAGTGTAGGGTTTGCCTTAGGAGCATTGGTTAAAGGCTTTTTACGCTTTGCTGGTGTAGTAGGTATTATATACACCTTAATAGAAGCCATAGATTTCCTTGGCAAACTATTGTTTAACTTTAGTCCCGTTGATTTTTTAATAGAAAAGTTTAATGGATTATTAAAAGTTGCTAAAGAGTTCCTCGGAATAAAACCAGCTGCACCAGATCAAAGTGATGCCGAAACAAAACGATTAGCTAATCAAAATGCAATGTTAGCGCAATTAGAAAAAGATAAGAAAGCCAGAGAAGAAGCGAGGGCTGCCGCAGCCGCATATCAAGAACGAGTAGCCAAATTAAATGCGGAAATTAGAAAAACCGGTGATGCTTTACAATATCAAAATCAACAAAACTTAAAAAATTATGAAATTGAAAAATTCCTAGTTGGTAAAACTGAAGAGCAAGTAGAATTATTCAAGGCCATGGATGATGCGGCAAAACAAGCTGATGATGCTATTAATCAATTGAACCAACGCAGAAAAGAAATGGCCATGGGCACAGAAGAACAAAAAGCCAATCTAGGTTTAATTGATGCTGAAATTGCCAGAATTAGAAAGTTAAGCACAGCATACATTGAAAAATTACCTGAAGTTATAGGTGGAATTCAAAGTGTAAGAATGGTTGAAAAAGCCAGGCTTGCTGACATTGAAAACTTAATCAAAGCATTAGAACAACAGGCAGCAGTTGAACAAAGCCTTGCTTCAATTAGATTAGGTATTATTGGTCAAAAACAAGATACCGCATTTGATCAATCATTGATCGGTAAAGGTGATTTACAAAAACAACAAATGCAAATTGTTGAATCTAACCGTAAAGCGGGATTAGAAGCCAGTCGTGCATTTGCTTCAACATTTACTGTAGGTGATGATGGTATCATGACAGTAGAACAAAGTAAAAAACTTGCGGCTGGATTAAAAGCAATTGAAGAAGGGTTTGTAGGCATAGCAACACAACAACTTGCCAGTCTAGAATTAAGCAGAACTTGGGCTACTGGGTTGGGTGAAGCATTAGAAAATTATAGAAATGCCGCAAATAATTCAGCTCAACAAGCTGGAGATTATTTCAAAACATTTACAACCGGAGTTGAAGACGCCATTGTTAAAATGGTTCAAACTGGTAAGTTATCATTCAAGGATCTTGCTAATAGTTTAATAGCAGAATTTGTTAGAATACAAGCCAAGAAAGCAGTATTAGGTTTATTTGACATGTTTGGCTTTGGCGGAGTAGGAAACATCACAGCGAATCCATTTAGAGCTACCGATTTAGCAGGCGGCTCAGTATTAGGCTTACCATCATTTGCTAATGGCGGTAACATTAGTGGACCTTCTATCGTAGGTGAGCGTGGTCCAGAACTATTCGTTCCACAAAACGCCGGCAAGATTGTTCCTAATCACGCATTGGGTGGTGGCAGTAGTGTAGTTAATAACACCACTGAAGTTACTTACAGCATACAAGCAGTGGATGCCAGCAGTTTCCGCAGTATGTTGGCCCGGGATCCAGAGTTTATCCACAACGTAGCCGAACAAGGGCGTCGTAGTATGCCAATAAGGAGTAGAAGATAATGTCATTACAACAAATTATAGATAGTGCGGTTAACATTGAAGTTAATCGTAGTAAACTAGTGGCACAGACAATTAGTCGCAGTGGACGCATAAGCACTGCCAGTCGCAACTGGGCTAATCCATTTAGATTCACAGTTACACCACAACCAGTATGGCGGGCAGCAGATTACAGATCAGTGTTTGCTGAATTGTTAGACGGAGATAGATATCTCCCTATGGGATTCTTTCTAAACAACATCAGTGGCACAACATTCTTGCCTAACTTGGGCAACAACTGGATGATACCATATCAAGGTGGTGGTGATGTCACTGCCAATAATGGCACATTAGATAGTTACCAAGCAACCAGTGACACCAGCGGTGCTAAAATAGTATTAACAAATGTAGACAGTGATACTATTACACCCGGAACTTACATAGTTAAAAAAGGCGATTATATTCGTCCCGGTGGTAATTATTATCCTTACATTGCTACCAGTGATGTTATTATTCCAACCACAGCCACAGGCATCACAGGTGTTATTCAACCCGCAGGAACATTTTTATTATTAGGTGGCGATACTGGCTCAGTGGCTGGAACCAATATAGGATTTACCAGCACAACAACTAGAACCTTTATTACAAGTTTATCATCAGTTGAAATTGCTGGCTTAAGCGTTGGACAAATTCTAACTAAGACCAGCGGCACTGGTGCATTTGGTGGCATAACTTATATTGATAATATTAATTATTCAACAACAAGTCCAAATATCAGCGTTACATCAACAACCGCTATGACAGCAGGCAGCATTACATTCAGCGGATCAGGCAACACTTCAACACCCGCAATGTGTGTTCCTATTCATAGAGGATATATAGGCACCCTATCAACAAATACCAATACCCGTGTTGGTGCAAGAGCGGCATTGTTTAATGTTAATGTAACTAAACTTCCGCAGGTTAGATACCTACCAG